GCGGAAGAGAAGGTGGTGGCTAAGAAACCGAGCGTGGAGGGCGATGCGGTATTTACCGCTAAGGGTGACGATGTAGTATTTGAGGCTGAGAATACCTGCGAGGGTACGATCGCTAATGATGCCGAGACGGAATCACCTAAAGCGGAAGAGAAGGTGGTGGCTAAGAAACCGAGCGTGGAGGGCGATGCGGTATTTACCGCTAAGGGTGACGATGTAGTATTTGAGGCTGAGAATACCTGCGAGGGTACGATCGCTAATGATGCCGAGACGGAATCACCTAAAGCGGAAGAGAAGGTGGTGGCTAAGAAACCGAGCGTGAAGAAGAGCAAGAACAAAAAGAAATAATATGGCAGAGAACAACATTGTTTGGGAGAAGCAGGTAGGTAATCTGCTGCTCCGCAAGATAAAAGGCGCTGACTTTAAGGTATCCATTACCAAAGAAGGCGAGACAGAGGACAAGGGTAATGTAACCATGCACTACATCATCCTTTCCAATGTGGATCATAGTTTTGAGATCACATGGAGAGAGGACACCTTGGTATTCCAACTTCTGGAAGAGTGCGTGAAACAGAACACGAAGGAAACAGAGGTTATCATTGATGTAATCGTATATACCTCCTTCATGGCTGCAAGTTCTGCGGATGTATGCCATACCTTCCGCAAGAAGAACGGAGAGCAGATCGTGGATGGCCTTCGTCTCTCTGTGCAGAGCGCTATCTCCGAGTACCTGAAACGAACAGAGGACTATCTACCCCTGGAGGAAGAGGAACCGGAGGATAAGATAATTGACGATATGAGAGCATACGCGGACGCGCAGAAAGCGTTCGATGATATGCAATCAGAGTGATAATCCCGTATATTTGACTGTCTAAGCACCGAGCGCGGTGCTGCAACAAGTGTGTGTTAATTTCATAGTGAGAAGTTTACCCTCTGGTTCGTGAGAATAGGAGGGCTTTGGTAGGTTTTTATGTACTGTTTGATATAATATACATTCCCTTCCGGTTCGAGAGAATAGGGAGGTTTTAAGGAGTCGCCGAAAGAGATTTTTGATTGTTGGCATGTTTAAGTTCCACGATGTTTCGGTCTGCGAAGATGGAGATATCCAAGTGTTGGAATGGTTTATGTCTAAGTATACCTACTACTTGGCACTTATTACTTTGTTTTTTCTCTATTTTATTTGTTACTGGACCCGCCTCGTGGTCCGTGAGGATAGGGGCGGTTTTTAAGGAAGCGTCGAGAAGATATTGGCCTTGGGCCACCTAAACCTAACTAAATTGACAAGCAACTCATAGTGTTTTTGGTACATTGATTCTCCGCCTCGTGGTCCGTGAGGATAGGGGCGGTTTTAAAGAGAATACTTCTGTTTTACAACTATATAATTCCAATCTGATTTACTTATAAATTTGGTTTTTGTGATGCGTCTTGCCCGAGAGGGTAGGGCGCATTTGTTTAATGGCCAAATCAAAAAATACTCTATAGTAAGATGTAATCATACCCGGTTTTTGGGATAACCACAAAACGGGGTAGGGGAAAAGAAAGGGTGTACCCTCATGTAGAAGATACACCCCACTCCTTGCCATAGAGATTCTTTAGTCGCTATCCGCCTCGTGGTCGATAGTCTTGGATCTGCGGACGCTAAGTCTGCTAATCGACTTGTACCACAGCAAATCTCTTTCGAGTTTGCGACGTTCTTGCAATTTAACCAAATACTCCTTTTGGCTAAACACTACTAAACCAAATATCTTAATCATCTTCTTCCGTATTACGTATTTGCTCTTTTTCCTTTTTGATGTAAAGCTCACAATAGCGGCAGGAGAGAGGAAGGTAGAAATGCACCAGCTTTTCCTCATCCTCTACCACATCCTTCTTCATTTGGAGAAGGTCCGCGTACTTCATCATTACTTCCGCTCTCTCCTTGGAACCCGGTTTCATAGAGTTGGCGGTTTTCAGTAGTTCGCGTGCCACCTCTTCCTTACTCATCAGTCCATCGGAGATGGGGATGCTCTCTTGCTCCGCAATCTCCTGCTGGTTGCGCTTGGTGATCTTCTTATACTGCTTTTGCAGGTCGGTTACAAGGTAACAGTACGCATTGTCCGCCAGGATTCGTCTGAGTTGCCCCATGTCGTAGTCCTCGGTACTCTGCGAGTTCTTGTTAATGACCGCATAGTAGGCATCCCTCTCGGACATACCTACCGCTACAAGCAGAGCCATGACGTATACGTCCCACTCCACTCCGTTCTTTTTTGCTTTCTTAATTAGATTGTCTGATACTCCTTTCATATTTCTCCCTCCATTTCGTATGCGGGTACACGATAACATTTGCAATGGGAGTGTGGATAGCCATTATCCGCGTCCTCTATGGGATGGAAACCCACTTCCATATCGCATACCTCACATGGGTAGTTACTTCCTCTTAATTGATAATAGCCGACCGCACCGCGTTCTTTCATATCCCACTTTACCAATTCCCACCAAGATATATCCAGCGAGCCTTGCGTAATACGCTCAATCTGTGTAGCGCTCACATTGCTCCTACCTCTGCCGAACGTGGCACCTCGAGAACGAAGTCTATCGGCCTTCGGGAAAGACATGGTAAAAGCTTTAGTGATGAGATTATCCGTCCACGGTGCCTTCATATTGGCAAGATAGTCGTTGGCTGTGCGCAGGTAGTTATAGCCAGCCAATAGACCCGCGGCAATAAACGCTTCCATCTCTCCTTTGTAGTTGAATAGGTAGCCATTCATCTGCTCGTAGACGGTCTGCTTGCCGTTACCAAGCGTATAGAAATAGGCAAGAATATCCTCCTTATCCTCATCCTCCGCCAAATTTGTGATAGACTCTTCCAATAGTGCGTAAATCTCATCGAGTAACTGCTGAATAAGATCATCGACATCTCTATTTAGTTCATCGTTATTCGAGAACGCAAAATCAGAAGGCGCTGTGCGGTATTTGTAGCCAAGGCGAATAATCTTAACCGCGTAGTCATAGAGCAAGGAGCGAACACCCGATAAAAGGATGTTCTCCTGCTCTATGCGACGCGCCAGGAACTCCTGAGCCTCTTCCAACGCTTGCTGTGTATAGCCTTCCATCATTAACGATTACGATCAAATTCATCCCAATTACTACGGCCCAGCCAGTTTCCGTTTTCATCATACAGGCGCCCGGACTTGTTAGGTCTACCCGCTCTTCGTCCACGGCCACCGGTATTCGCGTTTCCATCGTAGCCATGCTCCTTTCTCTGCGGAGTATCGTTGGCCTTATCGGGGTCTACGGCCTCTTTGATTTCGCCCATCGAAGAGGAAACCTGGCCATTTACATTTGCCTCAGACGAGATAATCTGCGCACCCATCGTCTGCTGGAGGTTAGCCAGCACATCCTGCTGCTGCTCTTCCTCCATTTCGGACTTAATACGCTCAATCTCGTCATTGGTAGTGTAGATGCCAGCACGCTGCGATGCAGTACGCTTAGACATAAACTTATTCTGCACACCGAGAGTAAGGTTCTGCATGAGTTCTGCTACGTTCTGCGGTACGTAAGGCTCAATCCACACGTTCATCTTTAAGCCCGAGAAGTCAATGGTTTTCTCAGCCTCCACTCCATAACCGAAACGGAAGATGTTAACCATATTATCCATAAAAGGCGCGAAACGATTGGCGTCCGCGGTAGCCTGCTCAATGGCTACATGGAAAAGCAGACGGATTGAAGAGGACGGGGTATCACCGGACTTCAATTCTACGTTCTTTACGGCCTTCCCTTGCTGATAGATGGCATCCTCCAGTCGGTTTAGTTCCGTATTGTAGGAAGTAGACGCATCTTGACGCTGCAAGAACCCAGCCTCGCCATCCTCCGGAATGATCAGCATCTTGACGGAGTTATTGGGGTCTCCAATTACATCCACACCTTCTCCCTTTAAGTACATGATAGGAGTTCCATACGCATGGTTGCTTTGCGCAAGACGCGAGAAAGAAATCTCGTAGTTGTCAATAGTATCCTGCGCACGTGACCAGCAGGGACCCATATCGTCGCGCATATAGGCAACCGGAATGAACGGGAACATGTGACGTTTCTTCTCGATAATCTCGTAACCGCTCTGTCCGTAGAGATTCTTAATGGTATTCTTTAACTTATCCGTCGTGGAAGCCTCTCCACGCTTCAAACGGTAGTAATACTCATCATCCCAAACCTCAATCCATGATGTAATAGTAGTACCATCTTGGTCTACGTCGGTATACTCGTGCGCCAAGCATGACAACTTATCAGTTTCCGGATCGAAGTGCGGGTAGATCTTGTCTCCATGCTCGTAAGAGAGGACGCGCCAGCCAAACTTACCATTGCGGAGATAGCCTACGAAGGCTGTATCGCCGGTAGCTTTCACGGACCATGCAGCATCAAACCATGCCACCTCCATGCCCTTGTTCAACCATCCAAGACGGAAAGCCTGGAAGATGTCCTCGTTGTGATCGTTCTCCTTTGTGGAAAGCAGTTCAAACTGCACATCATTTGCGCAGAGGTGAGTAATCTGCTTGGTTAGGATGTCGTATTGATAATCGAACGCATAACGAGGTACTTCCTCGAGGAACCATTTTTTAGATTCAGGGTCCTGGCGCCAGATGTCGGGGTAATACTCCTTGTTATTGATAAGATGCCCGTTCTTATCCAACTCACGCAAGAAGTCCGCTTGGGTAACAATGTCGAAAATCGGACTATCGCCATGATAGGTGTTCATCATGCGGCTTACGTCTCTTGTGACGCCACCGCGGTGGTAGCCTTCCGGTCTGATGCGAACAAAAGGCTTCTTTAAAAGCAGGCCTTGTATGCCTCGCTTGCTTGTTAGAGTCTCCATAATCCTTTAGGTTTAGTATGTTTTTTACTTTTGAGTTCAAAAATCATGCGGATAATCAACGCCTCAAAGAAGTCCGGCGAGTGGCCTACATACTTCTTCATCAGATCCTTGGTTATAAGAAAGAAACCTTTATCCGCTTTGGCTTCATCCTTCCTAATACATTTCCGCTCCTTCATGAGGATTTGTCGGAGTGGCATATTCTCAAACCCTTTTCCGGAGAATTTAAGGTCGAGCAGTCGTGAGTTGATGGATATCTCTCGCTCGTAAAGTTTGGTGGTGAATAGATACGCGCATTGCGACTTTAGATTACCGTAGAGATTCTTTTCCTTCGCGTCTACCGCCTCTTGGTTGTTGAATGGAACTGCCCTCGGGAACCATCCTTTAAGCGTCTGGCCAACACCTTGCAAGTCGTATGCGAAGTTTTCCTCCAGTACTCCCCATTCCTCCAACTTTGAACGAATCGCGTTTACGGTACTTTTAGGGTCAAGCTTAAACACTGCGATATCTTGAATATGCCAACCGACCCAATGCCACATGACGAGAGAGTCACCACCGGTAAAGGCAACGTCACATGATGCTCTTCGAACCCCATCGCCAATCATCTGCGGTTGTACGTACATTGCTTCAAGGTCGCCCATCTTAATCATATCATTTCCGATGGCTTTGTAGTTCCAATTACCCTCCAGGTCCCTGGCGCGTTGCTCTTCATCCTGCTGGGCAAGGTTGGCTACATAGTTCGGGTCAGAGGCAAGTAACTTCTCGTTTTCTTCAATACTACCCTTGATGAAGGTGGCGGACTTGATGAACATCGTCAGTTTATCATAGCCAAACTTCGCGAAGGCTGGTTTCCATAGTCTGTCGATGATATCCCTACACTGCCCATATACTTCCTCTCGCGTATCTCCCCAATATATACTGGATGGACTATCTCCATCCATAAAGCAGTAGCGTATCTTCCCACTCCTTTCCGATATAGGCAATCCATCCTCTCCAATCCACCAGTCAATGAATTGACGAACCCATGAGTCGGGGTCGGGGTTGCAAGTGCCATATACGCGATTGCGAATACCGAAAGCATTACGATTGACAGTAATGATGTACTTAAACTTCTTGTAGGGCATGTGCGTAATCTCGTCTACACCCACATAAGCATATTGCTTACCCTGGAAACGCTGAACGAACGCATCATAAGCACCGGAATAGAACTCAAAACGCAGCGAACCTCCTTTGTAGAAGTTCCATGTCATATCGTTCATGGCTTTATTGTATGTACCAAACTGCGAATAAAGTAGCGTTGCATCCTTCGTTAGTGATACAGAATCATTACGTTCGTTACGTAGTATAATAGCGTTAAAGTGCGGATTGTAGACGTCTTTCAGTGTTTCCATTAACAATGAAAACGAATTGTGCGTCACGATGAAGTCGTCCGTTATGTAAAGCGCATTTGGATTACTAACCGCAATACAACGGCATTTTTCATAACCGACGAACTCATACCCAGTAATTCTTCTACACGGGGTTGATACGCCGCCATTATACTCCTTACAGAGGTCCTTTTTCCTTTTTAAT